ATCTATTACATCTATAGCAACAAAAGGTTCGCCACCAATAAAGTCTATAATAAATCCATCTATATTGTTAATATCATAATATCCATTAAGTTTTTCATTATCGAAGATTAAATCAATGCCCTTTCTGGCAACATCGAATGACATTTTTTTATTAGATTTATGTTTTTCATAACAATAAGTACAAGCAAGTGGGCAATCTTCTGTAACAATAAAAGTAATGCTCTTAACATTATCTGTAGAAATATTATATAAATGTTCCAAATATTCACTATGTTCAACATTATCTTTTTCCGTCAGATATTTGCCATTCATTGGTCTAATCAATATTAAAATCCCCTTTAATCCACGAAACTAAATTAGTTTTCTTCCTTGGTTTCTTCAACCTTAGATTCTACAACCTCTTTAGTTTCTTCTTTCTTGGTAGATGATTTCTTGGTAGATTTAGTTTTAATTGTAAAATTCTTCATTTCAGAAGCAGGAACAATAAAATATTCAAAATCATCAGTAACCTTAGTTGTATCATCAGTACAGTCGAATCTACCTAAATCAAGGTCATAGCCTGTAATATCAATGGTTCTACCATTTTTCTTTAAGGCAGCCTTCAAAATGCTCACATTCCTCTCCCCCTTATCTATAATAATAGGTTTTATGTTTTTGTCCTTATTTCTTACAGATTCTAAGAAACAATCAGTTGAACAATAAGTATTTTTCCAAGAGTTCATAGATACACAAGCACTACAGCAATAATATTCTCTGCCACAATTAAAGCACTTTCTGTTATATTTAGGCATAACATTTCACCTCATTAAGTAGCAGAATCCAAATAAGTAGTAGTAGATTCTTTATACACAGAATAGAGATTGCTAGAAAGTCTTTCTTTTGCTGTAGCTTTCACATCGCTATTACTAATATTAGACGCTTCAATATTATTACATAAGTTAATGGCACTCTCGTAATCCTCAACTCTCTCATAACTATCTAATAGTTTGAATAAATCATTGATGGTGAGGTGTTCAATGTCAACATTCATCAAAGATTCTTTGCCTACGAAATACATTTTCGTATAAATATCTATATAATATGAATATTCTTCTTCGGACAAATAAACCCCACCATCAAAATGATATTTAAGAATATTCTGATAAGAAGATTCTAGTTTATCAGAATATTTATTATAATATTCTTTATCATTAGAATAGATGATTCCGAAAGTAGCCATAAGTTCATTATCAGTATTTCCACTCTTTTCATATACTGACAATGCTGTAGTAATAGCAAGTTCAACTTGCCCAGACAACATCATACCAATATAAACAAGTTTATTAGAACCTTTATATCTTACATTATATTCCATTAAAAAATGTAGAAATACATTATTTAATTTGGTCTTTGAAAGTGCATTGATGATAACATCATAATCATCAGCACTTTTAGGATTATAAATTCTATAAATAAGTTCTACAATTTTGTTGTCATCTTTATCCTTAACAATTTTTAGAAGATTGGATAAGTAATCAACACTATCCTTATTCAACATACAAGAAACAGTGCTTCTACTAATAGCTTTACTTTCATTACCAAAAATTGTATCTAAAACAGATAATCTATAATATACATCTGCTTCAAACATATAATATGTATTGATATATCCGTTCATAGGATTAAATTCATTATTCATGGATATAGACTTAACTAGATAATCATAAGCCGAATTAAAATCCTCATCTAGTTCATAAAGTCCATATTCATAATAAACAGATGGAATAAAGCTAATTTCTTCCATCATTTCGTCTAACAAGGTTTTCAAAGTATTTCTTTTTTCTTGTTCGTCATTAACAAGTCTTTGCACACAATTAAATTTATAGATATAAATTAGATAAGCAGTTTCACTATTCTTTACTGCATCCTTATAATCTGATTGTGAAAAGAACAAGTCACAATATTTGTTACATTTTGAATAGTTAAGAATATCAAAATAATTTCTAGCGATATAGAAATAATCTATTGTTTCTTTTTCTTCAATAGTATTTAATACGCCTTCACTTTGTATAACCTCTTGAAAATCTCTCTTTTTAGAATATCCAGTATGTACGAGAGTTAAATTATCACACATACCAACCCTAGGTTCTCTACCTTCAATTTTTAATACTTCGTATATTCTTCTATTGTATGATAATTTTGGATTATTAACAAAAAACCTTAGACTATAATTATCAAACAAATTTACAGACTGTTGAGTATCAATATTATGAGTTAGAAATTTAATACCTTCAATATCGCTGTTTTTCATAACATCTTCAAGATATTTTTTATCATCTAAGGTAAGATTATGTTCAAAAAATTCATCAGGGTCTAAAAACAAAATATATGGATAATGTGTTTTAGTAAGACCATAATTCTTTACAGAAGAATAGTCGTATTCCAAATCTTTTTCATATATTTCACACCCTAAATCTTTGCATATCTGAATTGTATCATCAGTAGAGCCAGTATCTACAATAATTATTTCATCGGCAATATCTTTATAACTTTCGATAGAATTTTTAATTGTATCGGAGTTATTCTTCGTAAGACAAACTGCCGAAATTTTGAAATCTCCCATATCATAACCCCTTTTTAGTTCGTGAAAAAAGATGGACAGAGCATTACGCCCTGTCCACCAAAATCAAAATCACTCAGATTCAGCTTCATCTTCAGTGAAGATGGTAAAGGTATAGAGTTCCTTGCTGGTACAGCTTCTGACAAACTCCATAGAGAGGTTCTGAACAGCAGGCTCACCATCAGAGGAAATATCGAAAGACCAGTTCTGTTGTATTACTTTATAGATTCGTTACATCTATAAAGAATTATCTATGCAATAAACTCAAATGAGAATAATCATAGATAATTTTTCTGTATATTTCTATACAGCATAGACCATATCATTCATCATATCTAATATGTATTAGATTAAGATGCCGTCCACTTCGGAACACTTGTTCCTATGAGTATTTCAACTCATGGTCGTTGGGCTTCCTCCTATTCGGAGTTTAGTTGCTGGTTGCCCATTATTTTGAATACTTAGGTTTACACCATATATTCATCCAATATATTTTTTCTACTTTCGTCACCATCACGCTTATGTTTATTTCATCATTACGTTGTGGTTATATTGACTTTAGGGTTTTTCAGCAGTTCAAACGGATACACTATATTGTTTCCAAATATAGCGGGCTAAAAGGAATTTAACCGTCAACCTGTGCCATACCTTCAATGACAGCAGGGAATAGTTCACCGTTGCAAGAGTCTTTTGCAAGACCGTATGCAGAAACGAGAACAGTAGAAGGAATACCGTCAGCATTAACAGTAATCTTCTGTGCATTAGATGCAGACTTAAATGTATAAGAGCAAGCAATCTTCTGACCCTTAGTAGGTGCGTTGCTATCGCCTTCTGCAAAACTAATGGTCTTAGTAGCACTTGCATAAGCAAATGTACCAGCATCAGTAGCAGTCTGAGCTTGAGTAAACTCAGCAACATAAGTACCATCGTCGCCTACTCTATAGATACGACCGATTTCAGAACCAGCAGCACCTAGAGCAGTGAACTTGGTCTTGAAAGTACCATCATCACTAGAAATCTCATCATAGTAAGTGATTTCGGTATTACCAGTATACACCTCAGTACCATTCTGCATTGCAAGAACTTCGGTATTCCAAGTAGCAAGTTCTACATTGAGGGTTGCCTTACGGCTGTGTCCGAAACCGCCACCAATATAAGTGTTGCCACGACCCTTTGTTTTCCAACAGTTCGTTAATCTGTTGCGTTAATAAATAACTGCTTTATGTTTCCATAAAGAAAAGACTATATCTTTATCTTTTTATATCTACAAAAAAGATACGCTCCATTTCGATTTAAGGGATTCTCACCCACGCACTTGCGCCCTACTCCTATTGTGAACTTCTTCACCATTGGGATAGTCGTTGAACCTTACTCCACATGGGAGTCTTGGTTGCTGATTGCCCAATATTTATCATTTTCACTATACCTTGCTTATTAGACAAGCCATTATAACATTGCTGTTATAATTTAGTAGATAAATCTCTAAGGGTTTCCCAGCAATTAAAAGCGTTTATTTTTTCATGCCATCACTGACACGACAGGCAGTATTTGTTTACCTGTAGGATAAACCATTTCCATAGTGTTTTCCACTTTTGTGTTCAGATTGATTCGCTACATCAATCTCGTTATAATAACAGCTTGTATTTTCATACAAGAACAGACTATATCTTCATCTACTACAATAGATGCCTCCCATTTCCACTACCAAATGCTTGTAGTGTACTCTCTTACGAGATAGTCGTTGAACTTATTTCTTATTTATAAATAAGAAATTTAGCTGCTGGTTGCCTATTGTTATTCAACACTTAGGATTGAACCTTATGTCATTTTAGTCATTCTTTCTACTTTCGTAACCGTCACACTTATGATTACTCATTATGTTGTGGTTGACTAAACTTTAAGGGTTTCCAGCAATTAGAGAAGTTTAACACAATCATTACTGAATGTGTGACCTAAAATTCAAGCCAGTAGTCTTTGCATCAGTTAGATAGCCAATGATTGACTTATCGGAGGGCTTTCTGAGCAGAAGTTCAAAAATCTGCTGCATGGCAAACTTCTTTGGAGTAGCTGTAATTGTAGCCATAATATATTCACTCCATTCATAAAAATATGGTTAAATTTAATCATCATTTTATAATTGACGCCCAATTTAGTTTTTCATAATTTATAGGATGTTTCTTTGTATCTATACAACCACTATGTAGGGCGTTCATAGTATTGTCCCATTCATTTATCTTAACTAATCTATAATATAAATTATAAATTAAATATATTGAATAATCATATAAATCATCTAATCTTTGACCTTTAGCAATCAAAGATGATACGATACTTTCCAAGTCTACGGTAGCTTCATTATTTTTCTTTCGTTTCTTATACTCCTGTTGAAGAATATATTTTTTAGCATACCTAGTACCACCATGTAGAAAATCATAAGTTGGATTTGACCAATTTATTTTTCTAAGAAAATCTAACATGATTCTATAAGTATGTGGTGTAAATTTGAAATTAGATTCATCGAAAAGAAATATATCCTCATCAGATTCATTTTCTTTTTCCATCTTAGTCACATTCATAAGATATATGCTATTAAAGGTATCATCATTCAAATTTTTATCTTTCCAAATAATATATTCACCAGTAGTATTAAAAAAGAAATTCAGAGCATCCCTATAGAAGTCATCAACAGCTTCAATATCTACAACTATATCAGACGAACTTGTTTCTGTTCTAACCTTAATGACTGTTTTTACTTTTTTTAGTTCATTCGATAATGCCTTTTGGAGAAAAAATCCCCATTCATCTTTAATATCTTCATACCAAATGTCATTTTCGCATAATAGAATGTCGGCTACATCTAAAGAAGTAGATATAAGAACATATAAATACTTAAAATATAGTCCAACTTCTGTTTTTTCTAGTTCAACTACTTCGCGTAATTTAGGGTTCTTTATATAGTAATCTATTTTCTTTCCATCTTTTTCTGACGTATATAAATAATAGTTACTCCCAGATTGTAATAGTAACTTAGAAAATTCCATGTCAATTACCACTAGAAATAATCATTGCAGAAGAATTTCTGTAGTTATCTAGGCTTTCTTTAATCCTTAGATTTTGTGATGATTGACCACACTCAATATTACTATTAACGCTAAGTACATAAACTAACTGTAAACCATAAAACGAATTGTTATAATCTTTGACTTTGAATCCAGAATAGAATGGTTTACCAATAATTGGCAAATCTGTCAACTGATTGTTGAACATCTTATCTAGTTCAGAAGCAATTCTATATACACGGTATGAATCTTGAATTATCCATTGATTTAGATGGATAATAATATCAAACACTAAATTGATTCGCCTATAACCTGTATTAACTTCACCAGAATATCTATCTCCACCAGTCAGAACGACGGTCAAGTAGCCTTTCTGTTCAGATTCCATATCTGGTGATTTAGGCATAGGAAAAATATATTGCATTAAAAGTTCGCTCGTATCTTCAATGTCAGGTTGGGATAAAGGGTCAAAATTATAGTCTTTTGTATCAGAATAATAATATAACAATTTGCATAAGTCTTGATTTCTAAGAATCTTTTCGCCTATGACATTATTGAGAATATCATCACATTCTTCAAAGAAAGCCATTAGAATAACCCTCCCAACTTTATATAAATAGTTGTATCTTCTGATGTTCTATTGTTAGTACATACAACTCTTAACAAATAATCATTTGTAGTTTTTAGATTGGTAATACTAAAGTTGTTACCATCTGTTTTGAAGAAATAGTTGTTTTCAGGTGCATCATAACATCTAATATCAAAAGTGGTATCTTGGGCAATACCATTCTTGTACTCATAAATATTATATGATTGTGTCTTGTTTAATTTAATTGCTGTTATATCAGGTTCAAGTATATCTTTATATTCAGAATTAGAAACGCCATTGACAGACTTTGCTTTTCTTATAGACTTATTAAAGTTAATAATCTTAGAGAAATCATTAACATTTTCTATTCTTGCAACAATATCACATTCACCTGAACCAACAACGGTATAATTACCATCTGGACGCATATCTATAATATTATTATCTGTAGATTCAAAAGTTACACCCATATTTGTTTTACTACCATTCAAAGAGACAAAATAGTTAATCTTACCAGAATCTCCAATATTACCGCTAATTTCGTTAAGGAAAATAACATCATAATTGAACCTTCTGTAATTAGCAATTTCAAGTTTACGATTATCGTCTGGGGCAACTTCATCATAGTCAGCATAGAATGAGACTAATGGTGCAAAGTATTCGCCATCTACAATTTTAGTTCCGTCATATCTATGACATTCTCTTATCTTGTATGTGCTACCACCAAACATAAATCTATCATTGATATTGATACCACTTGTCCAATCATTAGATTGACACTTAACCTCAATTCTTCCACTAGGAAGGTCAAGGCTATATTCCCTAAATGGCTGGGTTTCAGTAACTTTATAATCTATATAACAAGGTTCTCTATGGATATTTCCATATTCATCTTGCGTATTAATTGTATTATTACATCTTCTAATATAAACACTAGAAGTATCTGTTCTTAAATTATCAGTTGAAAATACAATCCAGATATTGTCATCGAATCTATAACGCGAACCAAGTTCAGGATTATAAGTCAAATCTTGAAAAATTAACTTCTTATAATCATCATTGACGCGCTGTCCTGTCTTAGCATCAATAATAGTATTGATTCTAGCAGAAATTGTTCTAAATTCGAGAGTACCAAAAGCTATTTCTTCTTCTATATTAGTGTAATATGTAGATGCATTATCGAACTGATAGTTTACCAGTTCTTGTATCATATCTTTGTGTTCCTGTGATGGTTGTTTAGACGATTTAATGAATGTATCATAGTAATTCATTATTGTCCTCACCATCCTCCACCTTCATTTTCTTAATAATGGAAATGCAATGAAACACCAAAGATTTTACTCTCTTATGTGAAAGTTCTTCAGAATATTTAATTCCTGTAAGGATATTAACTAGCGAAACAAAGTTATTGAATCCAATAACATAATATCCACCAGTAAGTTCTGTAATTACTCTATCTAAATAAGTATCATAAGTGTAAAAATCGTTAATTTCTTCGCAATCTTCATATACACCAAGTATTGCAAACACTTTATTGATTAAAGTATCTAAATACTTATTCAATGTTTTGCCAGAGACTTCAATTCCGCTAATATTATAGACCATAGTTTCCCACCGCCCATTCTTTGAAGGGAGTACGATAAAGTCCATAATCCACCATTTTCTGACTAACTATTTCACGAAGTCTGTCAGCATACATTGTTTTTTCTCTTAGATTCTTTTCTTCTGCAAAATGCTTAAACCACTATATTACTTTTATATTTAGTTTGTCATATAAAAGATTTCACAATGTATATAAGAATATATAATAGCATTGTGAATTTTCTTATATTTTCATATAAGTGTAGACTATATCTTCGCCATTTCAAAGGCGCTCCCCACTTCGGATGACTTCATCCTAAAGGTATTTCAACCTATAGTCGTTGAACCTTCCTCTATTCGAGGCTTGGCTGCTGATTGCCCAATATTATAATTTTTCAAACCTTTCCGTTTAGGTATATTTCATCCTTCCGTTTTAGTATATAATCTCTAAGGGTTTTCCAGCATTTCAAGGAGATTCATATATATCTTTTAATATATATGGACTGTAAAACAATCATTATCGCTCAAGCTAAGATTCATTTGGATAACATTGTTGTTATTCCATTCTAACCAAGACAATACCATCAAATCAGATAGTATGTTGATTTCGTCTAAATCTAAGTCAGCGTTAAAGTTTCCACTTTCAAAATCTGTATTCTGAATTGGTTTTACACAATTCTTAAAATTTGAAACGGCTCTCATTAAAAAGACATTAAGCAAATCTTCAGCCACTTCAACATCTTCGTTAAATAAGTTCTTGATGTGATAATCTTGAATACTAGAGAGGAAAATTTTGTAAATAGTTTCAAAACTTGTCATACTATTTCCCCCTACTTTGACATTACTTAGACTTATTCATAGCGTCATCAATCTGTCTCATTTCTGAAACCTTATCCATGATATTGACACCATAAGCCTTTCCAATAATGTCACACTTATTTAGGTCGATAGGTTTGTTGTTATAGATACTATCAATTGCATTACGGACTAGGACTTCTTTCTGTTCATCAGTAGCACTTTCAAGTAGACTACTAATTTCAGTAGCACTATAATCATAGATATTATCCATAATATCCTTAGATAGAATACCCTTATAATAGTCAGTCAGACCAAGATAATAAACAGCATCCTTATCAAGAATATAGAAAGCACCATTCTCAGCAAACTTTCTATTGTTATTAACAATATCAATAAGCGTAGAATAAAGAATAGTCTTAGATTCGCCATACTTACTAAAGGTAATTAGCTTACCCTTACCAAATGGTTCAGTTGATAGATTTAGACAACCATAGCAAAGAGAAATTAGTCTAATCTGCTTATTTGGACTAGGCTCTGCATATTCAGATTCAGATGTATCTTCAACAACAGCCTGTTCAACGCTAGTATCTTTTGTGGTACTAAGTTCATTAACCATATCAGTTAGTGCTTCAACTTTCTTCATAAGCATACTGATAATTTCGTCTTTACTAGATTCTACAGTAGTCTTTGTTTCTACAGTAGAATCCTCAGATTTATTTGTCATCTTTGGCATACATATAACCCCTTTTATTCAATATAAGAAAGGGGTCACATTTAGCGACCCCTTTTTAATCATCTAAATAACAATTAAGCAAGAGTGATAACGCCAGCAACAGCATTAGTTGCAACAGCGATACCCCAAGACTTATTGATAGTAGTAGTCTCAGTGAGATTTGCAGCATCAAATGCACCAAGAGCGTTGGTACGAGAAGCACCCTCATAGACTAGCTTAACTAGCTTCTGAGAAGAAGGAGAAACGACATAGATACGGTCGTCTCTTAGAGCAAGTTTGTAGGGATTCTTCCAGTCTGCAATCTGAGGAATAACCATAGTATCGAAACCGAAAGCGTTCTTGACATAGCCAAGACGAGCATAGTCGGAATCGAGCATATAACGATAGTTAGCATCGTTAGGAAGGATATTCTGTAGAGCAAGCTGAGTACCAAGGAATACTGCCTTTGCACCATTGTTGAAAGCAGAGACAGTCTGTGCAAGACGAACAGCGGAAGTCTGGGAATAACCAGTAACCTTTAGCTGACCATCAGCAGGAGTGGAAGGAAGTTCTTCCATAGCTGCATCAAATGCAGAAAATACTTCGCGGGTAATCTGAGTCTCAATGGAAAGAATTGCCTTGGAGACAAACTTAGCAAGAGAATCAAGACCGCAAAGAACACGATAGAAATTAACGAAAACAGTGATTTCTCTGTTTTCAGGAATAACAGTGACCTGACCAGCAAACTGACGCTGGAACTCTACTGTTCTCTGGTCGCGACCAGCCTTAGAGACATAGAAAAGGTCATTGGGTTCAATGTCAAAAGACATAGAATCGCCATACTTGACATATCTCTGTTCGGTGTAAATACCGATGCTACGGTCAAGAGTATCAGGAATAATCATATCAATGAGGGAGTTTGCAACTGCAAAAGAAGCCCATCTAAGCATAGGATGAGAAGCCCACATTTCCTCAGAAACAAAGCTACCTTCACTAAATTCAACACCAGCTAGCTTAGTGATTTCCTTCTTCATTAGTTCGTTGACCTTAGTTTCCTTCTCAGAGAAAGAAACGGTATTGTCATAAGAAAGATTCTTTCTACCTTCAACATTAGTAAGGTAGTCGTTCATATAGTCACTGAAAGCTGCCTTAACGGTAGCGAAGTTATCAGAAAAACACATTACCTGTGTGTTCATATCTTTATCAGTCCTTTCAAATATTATCTACTAATTAGTTAATCTCTACAACGTACTTGTAGGTAGCAACGGCAGACTTGGCAATACCAGCCTGACCGATGTGAAGTCTGCTTGTACCAACCTTACGGAGAGAAAGACCAGTAGTAGCAGCGTCAGCAGCCTTTAGAGTGAACTTACCAGCGTCAACAACAAGATAATCCTTATCAGCAGCATCTTCAATACCGTCAGCAGTCATTTCAATCATGTCACCAACTGCAAGGAAGGTAGCATCAATCATATGACCAGCGATATTGACAAATGCTCTGGGGTCAGGAGTTAGACCCTTGTAAACAGAGCCATCAAAGCCCTTAGTGATAACGACTTCAGGAGAAGTAGCCATCCAAAGACCCTTTGCGGTATCAGCAGCGGGTGCAGTAGCCTCCCAAACCATTTCTTCACCATCAGCTTCAGAATACTTTAGAAGTTCAAAAACTGAACCATTAGCAATATCTTCAGAACAAACCGCAGTTCTATTATAAGCATCAATATTGTATGCCTGTACTGCTGTCTTAATTACGACGTTCATTGTGTTTCCACCTTTCTAATTATAATCTATTAGATTCTATCCCAAATACTATTGGAAGTTTTCTTCTTGTTTGAAAAAGGCATACCAATCTTTAGTACACCCTCAATGTTTTCAACACGGTCAAATACCTGTGCCTTTGCAAAGTTAGCCCAAGCATCCATAGAAGAAAATTCAGCAACTCTATCCATGAGTTCTTTCTTTTCATCTTCACTCATCTTAACGCCACGATTTTCAATATCAGACATAACAGCGTTCATCTGAGCCATTTCTTCCTCGCGCTTTTCTTTAGCAAGAGTATCTTCCTTGAACTTTTTCAGTTCTGCATAATCAGCCATTTCTTCAATCTTAGCCATATAAGCCTTGTTCTCAGTTTCAAGCTGTGCAAATCTATCACAAAGAGCATTATATTTTTCTTCAAAAGTTTCCTCATGATGTTCACAATTTTCCCCATTATCATCTTCTTCACTTTCGTGAATTTCTTCATGAGGTTCGCCATCTTCATGGGTTTCATCGTCGACATTCTCATCGTGAGATTCTTCTGACATTTCTTCTGTGGTACTCTCTGTGTTTTCCTGAGATTCCTCATCATGCTGTTCTTCTTCTTTTTTGATTTCCTCGACCTGTGCTGCGCCCTCAGTGTTCACATCACCCATCTTAGTCATCATAGACATATCAGCAGTGACTTCTTTATCATCAGAAATTGCATATGCAATTGAGTATTTGCAACCATCTTCCTTATCAGTGCAAACTACCGTGTCCTCATTGACTTCTTCGACTGAATATTTCTCAACGGTATCTTCGCCATCTGAAAAGGTAAAGTTAGCAAAATAAGAACATAGAAGTTCTTTCTTCTCGTCCATATTCATTGCTCTATCACCTACGCTTTCGCTATTGTTTATAATGTCCTCTGAAAAATATTCATTGAATTGTTTTTCTGTTATATTAAATTCAGAGAAGTTTTCAGTAGTTAGACCCAACTCACGGTAATGTTTAAGGAGGTGAGCCTTAACATCTCCCCTAACAATCCCCTGTTGTGCAGCCCTTTGAAAAGCCGCTTCAAGACCATCTTTATGAACAATCAATTTGTTATTTTTAATAACATGATGTGGATATTTATGGTCAATCATGTTAGAATCTTTACTGTTATTTAAGTTTATTAGATATGCTTCATTAAACAATGCAGTTGTATTAGAAGCAGATATAATCGGATTGAATAGTTTTTTTCTTGGATTAGACCAAGTACCATTCGTAGCAGATTCTTTAGAATTATCTATCTTAATAGATGATTCGTCAAAATACTGTTCTTCATATTTTTTCTTATCTTCTGAAAAAGCTAACAATTCAGCCCTACATCCCTTGCAAGCAGGATTAACCATTTCACCAAGAATAGTTATACCAGCGATAACAAAGTCTAAAATTTTAGGCTTAAATCCTCTGTCATCAGCATCTACAATAACAATTTCAATAGAAACGTCTTTCCTACTGTTATCTCTTTCAAAAATTTCTACTAATTTCCCACTATATTTTGTCCAGATATAAGCCGTAATAACAATAAAGATTCTTCCGTCTGAATCTTTTTCAAATTCAATTAGATTATCTTTATCGCCAATTTTCTCTGGTACAAATCCACATGGAACTTCATCTTCTTCATGTCCCATAGCATCATCTAAATATGGATTATATTTCCAAAGAATAGGCTTATTGTAGATTGTAGTAGCGCCGCGCTTTAGAACGTCCTCATCTATAGGTAAGGTATGAGCGTTCTCACCAGTGGCAAACGCTCTAATTCGAGCCTTTCTGAACAACATATCATTCATTTCTTCGATAAATTCAATCTTATCTACAGAAAACTTTAATACTGTGTCCATGCTCCCTCGTCACCTCCCTTTAGGAACTTCATTAACTTTCTTGTTCTCATGAAGAAATATTTATCTTCATCATAGATTGCAGAAAGTAATGAAAAACCGTGTTTAATAAGACGCTCAGATTCAGCTTTATTACAAATATAGTATTTGGACAAATTCTTGCTTAATTTATCTATGTTTGTAATAAACATTAGAATCACCTAATTCAAGCCATAATACCAGCGGCTTTTAGAGCATCAAGGAGAGCCTTAAATTCTTCCTTAGTAACATTTTCACCAGATGCTTCAGCAACACTTGCAGCCATCTTAACGCCACCGATTGTAGAAGCAGTAGCAGCAGGAAGTGTATAAGAAGAATCGCCACCAACGCCACCACTGAGAATATCACCAAGCCCAGCGTCTTGTGCAGCCTTATTCATATTGTTTAGATTATGAATCTGTCTTTCGGTTAATGCCATGTTTGACACACCTCCTATTTAATCTATATAAAAATCAGATAATAGATATTTCAGAAATTTCTTTCCATTCGCCATCTATTTTAACATAAGCAGTTTCGGCTTCTTTCCAGTCACCATCAATCTTACATTTAAGATTTAATTTTTTATCAGAACTAGAAAGAATACCACTACCGAATGAATTAACACCTAAGTTAATAAGACCAAGCATTTATATCACCGTACTCTCTATATTATACGGTATACTTAATCCAAATATCCCCATTACTTCCTTCACTAGATGACGGAGCATCAGGGGATAAAATAACATTTCTTAGCTGGGCAGTTGAATATGAAGTATTAGAAACGGCAGTAGTAATCTGTTGAAGCTGACCATCAACAATAGGCTGATTAAATAAATCATTATAATTGCCAGCAAAATACTTTAGCGACTGCCATTTAGTAGTACCATCACCAATCTTGATTAGTGTTTGACCAGACGTAGTGCTTTCAATTCCAACTTCGCCCTTTAGCAAGACTGGATTTTTGTTATTCCAATTTGCAGTGGTGTCAATTCTGAGTTGAAGGTTTACACCAGTAAATGTTTTACTCATTTTACAAACACCCATCTATTATAGTAGGGAACAAAGCAATCTAAATTAGACGACTTTGTTCCCCAAATATAATTTATATATTACTTAATCAAGCGTTACCGCAGCTAATAACAAGAGTATCGGTTGTTCTGACAAGTGAATCACTGTCGGTTAGGTCAGTAGAAGCATGGGTCTTGAAGTTAGCGGTTGCTCTATCTTCCGTGTAATAGAGGTTAGTACCCTCTGCAACATCAGTAGTAGTAAGAGTAACAGTACCAGTCTTACCATTAACACTAAGAACAGCATCAGTAGGAGTCTTTAGTTCAACCCAGTTGTCAGCAACAGTAGCATCATCAGCCTTTAGAATAAAGGACTTATTGATGTCAGAACGAACACAAACGTCGCCAGTCTGAGCAGTAAGAGCAAGCATAGCAGATTCGCTATCGGCTTCAAATACTTCGGTAATAGCAATAGCAGGAAGAACTGCGGTATCAAGCTTACCGTTAGCATCAAGAACAGGGACATTACCAGAAGCAGTACCAACATTCTTTGCAGCAGCAGTACCAGCATCGGTAATCTTAGAAAGAGTAAGGTCAGGAATATCAGCAACAGCAAGATTGTCACCAACGGTAACTCTGCCCTTTGCATCAACAGTAACCTTAGTATAAGTACCAGCATTTACGCCAGAATCAGCAAGCGTAGCAGCGATAGTTGTATTTGCGCTACCATCGAAAGAAGCACTACCAGTTACATCACCACTTAGAGCAATGTCACGAGCAGTAGATAGCTTTGCAGCAGCTTCAGCAGAAGTAGCACTATCAGCAGTTTCAGCCTTGGTAGCTTCATCGGCTTTAACAGCAGTAGAAGCCTTGCCCATGGTCATAGTACCATCTGCATTAACAGTAACGGTATCAGTACCCTTGGCAACAGACTTAACAACACCAGCTACATCTGCGGTTGCATAATCAGTGTTTTCAACATAAGTATCGGGAATAGCAGTAAGTGCGCCGAGGTCGCTTGCAGTAATTTCAACAGCAGCAGAACCATCGAAAGTCTTACCACCAGCAGTAAGAGCATTAGTTACCTTTGAAGCTTCATCAGCCTTAACAGCAGCGGATGCCTTACCGATAGTCATTGTACCGTCGTCATTAACGGTAACAGTATCAGTGCCCTTAGTTACAGATTTGACAACACCAGCCTTACCAGCAGTAGCGATGTTCTCAAACTTAACATAAGTGTCAGGGATTTCAGTTAGCGCACCAAGGTCGCTAGCAGTAATAGAAACATCTTCTGAACCATTGAAGGTCTTATCGCCAGCGGTTAGAGTGCCAGTGGTTTTCTTAGCATTATCAGCTTCGCCAGCGGTATCAGCAGAACCAGCCTTAGTAGCTTCGTCAGCCTTTGCAGCGACAGAAGCCTTGCCAATGGTCATTGTGCCATCAGCATTTACGGTTACAGTGTCAGTACCCTTTGCGGTAGACTTAACAACACCAACCTTAGTTTCAGTTGCAATATCGGAATCCTGAATATAAGTTGAAGGAATTTCGGTAATTGCACCAAGGTCAGAAGCAGTGATTGTAACAGCAGAAGAACCGTCAAAAGTCTTATCACCGGCAGTTAGAGCATTTGCAACCTTGTCAGCAGTGGTAGCAGTGTCAGCAGAATCAGCCTTAACAGCCTTGTCTACATAACCATTACTTGCCTTATCATTGGTAGCAAATACAGATAGAAGCATTGCATCATCAGCAGATGCGTAAGCGAGTTCGCTATATTTGGTAACACCGTCACCGAACTTAAATTTACGAGTATCAATTTCGATACCAATTTCACCCTTGAGTAGTACAGGGTCTACTTCTGCCCACTTGGCAGCGGTATCATTTCTTAACGCAATTCTCACATTTTGGAGACTCGAATCAGCCATTAGCATTTCCTCCTGATATTTGTTTAATATTTTTATAATCGGCATTTAATGAATAATACTTCTTAGAAGTGTTATCCCACCTATAGGAGATATTTGTTGTAGTATCTATATATAGATAGCTTGAACTACCTATATTGGGGAACTCTAAATATGTAGTTTTCTGAATGATAGCAGAGTCGCCACCGCCTCCACCACCATCCTGCCCGTCAATTAACTCTTGAAGTAGCGTTCCTAATTGTGCATTTTGTGATGCTTTGTTCATTCGATTTAGGTCTTTAATTTGCTTCTCAGTTAATGACAAGTGCATCACCCCTTATCGTCTATTGATTATTAAATATCTATATGAAAAATTATAACAAGTTCGCGAACTTTTTATAATAATCATACCTTAATGTAGTTGTCGATTTGTGAATCGAGCATTAGAAGTTTGAACTTGTCATTATCGCACATTTCAACTAGGTCTACTAAATCCATAGCAAGAGCAGTATAAGGAACGAGTCTGCCAATCAGACCATCAAGAAAAACCTTAGTAGTATGGTCGCCATCATCAATAGCAGTATCAGTAGCATCCTTAATCATATCTTCAAATTCGATACATTCTGCAAGATAATCCTTAAAGAAATCTATTGGTGCTTCATATTCTCTATTACCGATAGGAGTAGCAGGATAAATACTTTCCATATTTCTACTAGCCTGATAATCAGAAATAGAATCTGCAAAAATATCTGATGGAAACGCATGGGCTACCTTTGGATGTAAAATACTAGCAGATTTAATCATCTTCCATCTAACATTAAGAAGTGACATACCTCTATCTAATATCCTATTGATAGCGAAACTTTTACCTATAAGTTCATCTAGTTGATTATTCAATTTCTTTGAAATCAATTCCAATCTTATTCACCCCAATTCCAAGTGAAACGTCAATTATAGTGAAAAATTTCAATATAATTCTTTAGCAAGGTCATTAGACCCACGAGCATTACTATCCTGAGTACTTTCGTTATCAGAATCCTCTTTTCTAGGTCTACCTCGTCCGTTAGAACTTGGTATAGTGTTTGTAGATTGGTTTCCTGTCTTAACAGGATTTATAATACTTGCAAGACTTGTGAGTTTATCTTCAAAGCCCATAGCCTTACTAATAGAAAGTCTCCTACCAAGTTCAAAAGGAGAAATATCACAAATTCTAGCTACCTCTTGGAAATCTACAATTCCCTTTTCAGCCAGCATTTTGAATTTGTTCTGTCTTTCAGTTCTATTATCAGGTGTATTAACATCAGACAAAGTAATCTTAAATTTATATTTCTTTGTCTGCTGATTCACAAAATATTCAATAAAGTTTGCAAACATAGGGTACATAGATGTAATGAAATTTTCATCTATTGCGGCAGCTAATTTAGATTGATGAACATTAAGTTTTTCATCGTAAAGCAACGCAGCAGAAGATGATGCACTTTGTTCAGTAATGTTCTGGATATATTCTGTAAGCATATTGCGTTCCTTAGTATCGAACTCAACAGCTTTAATATCATCCATAGGCAAAGCAGTAAGACCAATCTGTTTAGCTAATCCCTGTCTTGCAACTCCTAAAAATTTACCAAGAATATCAGGAGTCATATTGATTTGATTATTATTATTACCGCTCTTATTTTCTTTGTTTACACCGATAATACCAACTAATAGTTTGGACGCTTCAATAAAGTATTTATCCTCTTGCAGTCCTCTAACAATTGGTTGCATCGCCATTTCTGGAAACAAAGCAGAGTAATAAGGAGTAATAGTAGCTACTTCGGGTGAAATCTTAAAAGCCCAAAATCCATCCGAAGGAGAACATTGATGCCAATAGACAAATGTACTATTTCTATTATCAACTGTAGATGCTGGATTATATTTGTTACTGGTGCGTCTAAACACATCATTATACATTTTCTTAAATACCCTAGGGTACATATTTATATCAGCACCATAGTTTCCAATAAACCAGTTCATATCAAAATCAAACAGTAAACCATAGCTATGTCTACCAGTAATCATACAAAAGTCAGGAGGAAGTTCTTGTAGAACATATTTATCTCCTTCATCTCTAAGAATACAATAGAAAACGCCCTGTCTTATCATCTGACGCAAAGCCATTGAAAATTCTTCCTTAAAGTTAAACTTATTACAAAAGTTTTCAAGAACGGCTAAATCTTCTTTGAACTCTTTAGACTTAAATTCAGAATCTTTAGATACATTAGTTACATCAAAACTAATATTCCAACAAGGCATATCAGAATTAAATCTAATCAATCTCTTGTAATACATATTCTGTACTTCAAGGCTTGTAGCATAATTCCTTAGAATTGTCTCGTTGTCTTTAGGAGATTTTAACGCTTTTTCGATGCCTTCAACAGTAGCATCTACAGGATTCATGTTAATATCCTGCATTTTTCTATTTACAATATCAGGAGTGTAATATCCATTATTATAATATTGATTCCTATAGGAATTAGAAAATTCCAAAAAGTCCCAAGCATTAAGAACAGCGTTTACTTCTTGCTCTGAAAGACTTTCAGATTTCTTAGCTAATCTTGGCAATTCAATTTCACCCCTTTCTATTTATCATTAAGCAAAGAATACATAATCTAGCAAACTACTACTTTCAATTTGGGTTTTTAGACCATCTTCCAAAATCTTAGCATAATACAATCCGTATGCTAGAGACATTACACGGTCTTTTCTTCTACCAGACTTTTCCTTTAGATTGATATAACCCTGCGTAGCCACCTGTTCCAAGTTAATAGCTTCGTTAATCAGGATATTAGTCTGAGCATAAGAACATAGTAGTCTGTTTCTAAGGTCATTATCTTTAATCTTATAGAATTTATAAACCTTATTTAGATAATCTATCGCTTCATCTGTATCTGTAAGAAGTGATACATCACCAGTAGTAATCATATTTCTCATTGTGATAAACATTTCGCTCTTTAATTGAATAGGTGTCTTAACAACATACATAACAGGAACAGCGTTTGGACTAATAACTCTGTTTTCAAGTTTAACATCATTATAATTTGTAACAGTCCAAGCTGGATATGTAACATCTCTAAGTTCATCGTATGTCTCTGTGGTACAAGCATCTAGTACGCCCACACCCACACCTTGTCCATCAAGTACGAAATAATCACAATCTAATTCATAAAAAAGTTGTTTTGCTCTTTTTGCTTGAGTGAGCGAGTTAATACCGTGCATACTTTCTCCGTAGGAAATAAGTTTTCTAAACTTACCATTATCAGGTATTAGCCTAATAATCCACATAGCCGTATTATCGTTTTTGGAACTTTCCATCACGGCAACATCCATAGTTAAAATTCTTATTTCATTTGGAAATTTCTCTATATAATAATCCCATTTAGTCTTATTATTTTTGTATTCAATATATTCATCATCACTCATAGCAATCAATGCTTTAGCATTAGTTCTAGCTTTATCCATGTCAGAATACTTAAAGAACGAATTTCCAGAGTTTCTTTCAGGAATAGCCATATATTCTGCTGTAAGTAATTCTATAGCATCGGCATTGTCCTTAAACTGTTGCTCAACTATCTTTTTAGTAATAAACTTATTTTTAACACCAAATTGATACGGAAGTGCAACGGTTATATAATCCCTATCACCATTTACCATGTGTTCTATATATTTTTCAAATTCCTTATAAGACCATTCATCTGCACCTCTAATAGAACTCAGGTATATCTGTCTCTGAGGTTCTTCTGGTAGTGCTTCTCTTTCTTTAGGAGTTAATGAATGATATGGTGGAACTCTAGGCGATGTAAGCATAGGGATAAAGACTCTGTTAATAACATCTTTATCAGTTCTAACATATTCATCTACAATAAGGATATTTGCACGAAACCCTAGTGAGTTTTCACTGTAAGGAGCGGCAAATAGCATTGAACCATTCTTAAACCGTATATGCGATTCATTGATTCCTGTTTTGATTTCATCAATTTCTCTCCGTAAGTTAGGACTTTCACGCATAAATTCTTCTACTTTTTTTATAAAGTTTCTTGACTGTGATTTTACAGGGCATACTACAACAATTCTTTGGCTTGGATATAGAATACATCTTTGCAAGCTAAACAAAAGTGTTAAAGTAGATTTTGCATTACCACGACTAGCAACAAATATAAAATTTGAGTAGAAGTTCATTTCATAAATAAGAACCTTTTGGAAATCATATAGCTTTAATCCTAAGTAATCAGTAATAAATCTATGTGGATTGCTTCGCCAAAAAGCAACCCATTTTTCAATATTTTCATTACGCCTTTCTTTAATGCTTATATTTTCCTTTTTAGGTCTTTTTATGATAATCTTATTATTACTATTATCCATCGGAATCACCCTCTACTGGTGGTACTTCGATGTTTTCGTTACTATCACTACGGAGATTCTCAATTATATCTATACTATAATCTCTGTAAAGTTCTTCAAACTTTTCAGTATAATAGTTATTTTTACCAAGCGCTCTTGATGTAGCACCAGCAAACCCAATGATAAGTTTTTCCATATTATCTACATCAGTTAAATCTGGGTCAGGTGCATAAACAGGTCTTAAATTTTCAATATCTTCAATTCTTTGTCCAACAGAACTATTTACTATATCTGATACCTGATTCTGCTTTTCAACAAGACCGCCATCAGACATTAAGTCTCTAAGCGTTTTAATCTGCTTAGTTACATCGTCGCCCTGTTCTCTGGACTTTTGAATATCTAAAGACTGTAAACAAATCTGTTTCACAATAATATCAATAGACTTTTCACTGATATTACCGCCTAGCTTATCTTTCCAATCTAAATACTCAGATTCAAGATAAGACAAGTCGTTATTATCAAACATACCCCATTTACTTTGAAGATATTCGGTATCATATTCAATCAGTTCATAATCATCACTATTGGTACTATTTGCTACTTTCTTATTCTTTTTAACCTTTGTAAATTCATCATAAGAAGCAATACCTTCAATATCTTTTTCGCCTTGTGAATCATCAAATGTATAACCCCATCCATTTTGTTCTGCAAAAGCAAAGCCTTTCATATAAGCAGAAACGAAGTTTTCTTCACCATAAATCTTAGAATCAGGATTTTTGATGTTCTCCATCGCACCTACATAATTAGAATGAATATATGGAATATCTATCTTTCTACACAAATAATAGAAAGCTAGGTTATGGTTATCTCTATACTTCTTTTGATACTCTGCAAATAATTCTTTAACGCAGTTTTTACAATAAGGTACTTTAGAATAGAATTTTCTGTTCTTGTCTTTAGTTTGATAGAAATTAGACTGGGCATAACCGCCACATCTAATACATCTAACTTTAACCTGTTCTGGTTGTTGAACTTGTTTCTTTGGTCTGCCCAATCCCTTTCATCCCCTTATTATTGCAAATCTACATCATAAGTACAAAGTATACCTTCGGTATTGCAGACACAAACAAGTTCTTGTGCTTTACCAAAGATACGTTTAGAAATACAATAATCATCCATTCCCTGTAGAGAACCAGACATGATTACTTTGTATTTCTGAACCCAATCTGTTTTGTTATGATGTAGATGCCCCATGTGAACACAATATACAGGAACATATAGCATACTAATTAGTTTTTCACAAGAAGAAAAATTATCATAGTCGCCGTGAACATTCACATAGTTAAGTCCACGAATATTTACAATATTGATAGTGCCATCCAACGTATTATCTACAAAATAAAGATTTTCAATATTAGAAAGTCTTGCCTTGACATACCAAGGAATTAAATCATCAAGCCTTTCGTCTTTAGGACTATTATCTTTTGTAGATAGTCTTGAATGGTTTCCGCTTACTAAAGAAAAATATACATTATTAAAATAAGGAGAAAGTTCAGCTACGAACCAAGAGATTAGTTCTGAAACACCCATAACCTGTTTAACAACATTTTCTCTATTAGAAATCTGAATTGTAGGATGGATGTTACCACTAATACAATCTCCATTTACGCAAATATAACAATTTTCAGAATTATGAGTATTCCTAATATTGATAATATTTTTGATATATTTTTCAAGTCTTTCTTTGGCTACATCTGGATTGTAAATATTCCAGCTATTATTGATATTTGCACCAAAGTGAATATCATTTAGTGCAACAAGTAAATCGTTATCTGAATTTACAACATTATAAAATTTAGATTCATAGGGAGTGATAGAAGAAATACTATCTAAAAGAATGTTTTTTAATTCATCGAAACGCGCTTCGCTTCTAACATTCTTATTATAAGCGGTTCTCTGGTCAAAGAATCTCATTCTTGCCTTTTCTGCTTCAATCCGCTTATTTTCGTATTCTTGAAGAAGTTCATCACTATTTATAAGTCGCTTTTCAGCATCAGCAACTCCTTCTTTATATCCACTCCACCATTTTCTGTATGTACTTTCGTTCTTGGTTTCTCCACTTTCAGTATTTATCAAGTCAGCTATTTGCTGAAAAGAAAGACCATACATATCTTTATTAGATAGTAGTCTAATCTTGTAATCCTTTAGACTTTCTCCAATACCTTTAGCTAAATTCATAATAAACCCCTTGACTCCTTATTTTCCAGTAATTGAATTATCTTTTCTTGATTTTCTTCTATTTTTGTTAGAATATCTAATAACTCTTTACCAGAAGATTTATCTAGTACTTTTTGGCTTATATCCAAAAGTTCTTTGTTAATTCTATAATTTTCTAAATTAACATTAAGTATTGCAGATGTTATACCAACATTTGTTAGATTAGAAAGTGTATTGACTTCACCTATTACCATTGTCATCACTTCTTAATACTTTTAACAATTCTTCATTCTGTTGGATAATCTTATTGTTTTGCTCTATTGCAATTTGAATATCTGCTGCAAGTTCATTTAATATAGTATGTGTTTGTTCATCAAACAATTTATCTATATGAGCATTTTGATTCTGTAGTTCAGATACTATCTGAGAATAATTTGCTGCTTTTGTAGATTGATAGATATTATAGAACTGTGATATATTAGCAATTCCACTTACTAAATTAGAATTAGCTATTTCAGCTAATGAATCAAGTGCAATTATCATAATTATCATTTCTTAACTTTGAAATTATTCACTCTATCATCTACTTCTCTGAACCAATCTTCGTAAACATCATAAAATAAGGAATCCTTGAGTTCCATAACTTCCTCGCCTGATTCCTTACATCTTTTGATTTCTTTTTCAATAATATCCATATCATAATTATGATGTTCTATTTCGTCTTTTGCAATTTCCTGAAATTTAAGAGCAATTTCTTCTTGGTCACAAAAAGATTCTGCAATCTTAATATAATCTTGTGCTGTCATTATTTCCGAAACAGCGCGTTCCATGATTTTCTTAATTCTTGACACAATAATCACCACATAATAATATTATATTATATAATGTTTATTATGTGAAAAATATCAATCATCAGTATATACATCATCAGGAATATATGGTTCTTCTGGTTCGGTAGGAAGTTGATATAGTTTCTTAATCAAATCTTCTACAACACCATTACCACCAAGATTATGATATTCCTGATACATATGGTCTAAAGATTCTCTGGCATAAATAGGCATAAATTTCTTTTCTTTATAATAGTGATTATAAGCATGAATAATTCTGTCTCTTAGAATAGCCTGTTCTCCACTTGTCAAAAACTTGAGGGTTTTCTTAATGTCAGAAAGTTCTTCATTTATTCTGCCAGATTCAATAGTATATTTTCTTTCGCAGTTACTTTCCTTTTGTTCAACTGTTTCTAGTCTCTTTATTGCATCGTCATATTTTTCATCTTTTTTATCTTTTTTATTAAAGTGCCTCGTCACTAGAAAAGAAATTACAGAAGGTATTCCTAGTGCGCCTAGTACAGACACAAGTATTGTTATCCAAGTCATTCCAGCTTTCCCCATTTCGATAATAGATTTAACAATCCTCTTGTCCCTCGTAGCCACAACTACCATAACAGGCGCTACAAAATTAACTCTTATAGCGTCTGCTCTAATAGCCGTTTAGTCGTACACCAGTCTGAGAATACTCCTTATGATTCTCTCACCTGTATGTGATACAATAAACACAACAGATAAGATAGAAAAACTAATTGTACTACTAATTAAAAAATATCCAAAATATATAGATAATGCGCTCAACGCGATGAACACAAGTAACCAATTTCGATATATCTTCCTAAATCTAATATCCTCATAATAACCTCTTGATGGGCTATGGTCACTAGGTTTAGGACATACAGGCATGATGAATATTCCACCAAAAGCTGACAAAATAAATGTATACATATAATAATCTACACAAGTAACAGATAGCCAGCTAAACAATACAAACAAAGCATTGCTTACCCAAAAGCAACTAGCAAAGGTTGGACAATGATAACCTCCTGCACCGCTTCTAAGTAAAGCAAATACTATATTCAATATAATATATGGAACGGTACATCTAAAAAGAATCGCGAATATAAGTCCTCCAATGAAAGAGAAGGATTCGGATAGAATCATAAAAATTGTATACTTGTATAAATCTACAGAATCTTGTTCTTCATCTTCTCCGATTTTCTTTGCAATTCTTAAAGATATATCCTCTATCCATTCAAACACATTCATTTGAACACCTCAAAACGCGAAAAAAGAGGGCTAAAACCAAGTTTAGCCCTCCCCTTATATTCTATAATTTCAATAATAATAATCTAAAGATTATTTTAGGTCTGATTCGACCTTCTTATTCTCAATCTTTTCTTTGAGAATCTTAGGTTTTTCAGGAGAGAAGAATCTCCAATCAGTAAATGCTTCTTCTACTTTGTTTTCAGCAATTTTCTTTAGTAGTTCTTTCATATTCTGCATCACCCTTCATAATCTTTACAGTTCTTAATATTGCAAATTGTATAATGCGAATACTTAAATTCGCAAATAGTTCCTGATGGACATAAATACAATTAGCAAAGATATTAACAATAGAAAACCTATTAAATAACAATAGTATAATCAATGTAGTAAAACTACATAATATTCTTAATATGTATATTTTATAGAATCTAAGTCTAATATTCATAATCCTATTGCAATACTCACATAATATAACTGGAAGAATGACAAACTGGACAATAACATCTATAATTGGATAAATTATTGTTCCGTAGCTTAATTCTGTCATAGATTGAAACACAAGATTCAAAGTTCCAAGAATATAGCTATTTAATATGATAGCATCAATTTTCATATTATTTTTAGAAACTAAAAGCATTAGTAAAATAATTATCATAGCTTCTAGCGGATTATAAATTAAAAAACTTAAAATAAAATTCATGTAATTTCCCTTTTTCTCAGATTCTATTTTTTATATATGAAAGACATTCAATCCAGCAGTTATCACCATAGAAAATTTTCAATTCATGGTATCTATTACTTTCTTTAGTGTTTTCTTCCATAAGTTTCAGACAAATATATTCTTCATCTACAAAAATCATATAAGAGTGTAGATTAGATGTAATATATAAAGCTGTCGAATCCCCATTATAAGTTGCAAAAGAATATTCAGTTGAACTAAATTTCTGTTTGCATAGACTATCGACATATTCTTTACAAAAGTCATTATCAAGTCTATTACGGTTTAACCATTTTTTACTTCTTGCGGAATTGGCAGTTCTCTGCATCAATTACTACTCCTAACTTCTGACATATATTCATAATCATTATCTGAGTAGACCTATGTAGCTTAACATTTCCATCCTCTACATCTGCTAAATCGTCTTGTAATTCTTCAATCAAATTACGAACCTCGTTCAATGTTCTGTTCATTCTCCTTATCTTAAAAGCAAAATAGACAGATAGTACACTAACAATTATAACGCACATACTAAATAAAGTAAAAATACATCTATCCGATTCAGTAAAAATGATTTCATTGTTATTGTAATAAACACCAAAATAGTAGAAGATGTTAAAAATCAAAAATATTGACAAAACTATACAAAAGAATAGTTTATAATTTTTTAATTTATATATTAAGCCCAAATAAGACGCAACCCTTCACAATCGTTGAGATAGATATAATAATATATATTTATCCCTTTGGTTGTATTATACCACAAAATAATCAATTTGTCAAGTATTATTTGTGATTTTCTTACTCAGTCTAAGATATTTATATTAGATTTATTTTTAGTCCACTGTGTTAAATAAACAGACAGACTATCCGTTCTATCGAAAATCCAACAGGTTTTGCTCGTATGAACATTAACGAATTGGCTTTTAACCTCAAACCCATTAGATACTAAATATTCTTTAAGGTTTGGAGAATAACATGAAAAGTACTTATCGTTAGAATATTTCATAGAAGGTCACCTTCTCTCGTAATGAAATCTTCGCAGATAAACGCTTTGTACACCAAAGTCATACTTTCTAGTCACCCTGTGAAGCCTCACATCACTAAAGTGACGTGCTTCCAACAGGCATCTAGCGATGCCTCCCCGCTTTAGGCGGGTGGATTGCGTTTCTACGATGCGGCCATAACTCAGCCACTCACAGCTAAGAAGCTGCGAGTACCGCATTAAGGCTAATGAGCGTAGAGAACGTGCAGGTGCTTCTCTTGTACCACGGAGCATCTTTTGGCTCCGTGGACAACCTGGACATCACTGTCTCGGATTTTAAGAGTTCTCGGATAAAGTATCTGGCTCCTATATTGTAGGACGCAGACAAATCGCAGTTGTAGATTTTACCGTTCCGGAACCGGCACAATTCGTTGGTGGTGAATCCGGCGTCTCTGCCGCGATCAACTCGGCCAGAACCGTCGTAGGCCAGTCCGGAGGTCCCCCAGGCGCAAACACGGCTGATTCTCATGCCGAGCCGATGTGCTTTGTTGGAAACGATGTTTTGGACTTCCTGACTGCGCCACATACGGATTTTCTGCTTCTTCGAGCCGCGAATTTTGCCGTTCCGATCCAGATGCTCAAACACGATGGTATCAGCGTTATATTCCATCGCGACGTCCATGATGTACGTTGCGGTTTTCGCTGATATATCGTGATTGATGCCTTTGGCTTTTTCCCACAAGCGCGGTGTTTTGTAGTTCCCATGCTGTTGTGCCTTCTTGATACGATTGAGCGCATGGCTGAGATGGTCTATTTCCTGTGTGAGCTTGCAAAAGCGTCTAGCCAGGATAGTGCCATCCGAACGCATTACGCTAATCGTAGCTGCGGTGTTGATACCCAAATCCACAGCCACAACAGTTTGGTCACAAACATCTACGGTGCGGAGTTTTACGTTCTCCTCAAACGGGAACGATAGAAACCACTCCTTGCCGCGCTGAACGAGCGAAGGAACGCAATGTTTACGGTCTGAGCAATGATGCGTGATGTAGTCGATGTCGGACTTCCGAAGGTCAAGCGTAATCCAGTCCCATGTGTTCCGAACGTACACCTTGACCTGAGCTGCATAATCGCTGATCCGGACATACATATTGTCCCGATACATGGTGGGAAATACATATCCCGCTTTCGGAAGGGACGGTGCGTTGCCTTTGGGATTGAGATTCCAGTTTTCCAGGTTGGAACGATACGATGCCACCTTCCCGATAGCGTCAGTGATAGCAGCTCGACGCAGATAACTCGGAAATTTATAAAATCGGGCATCGAAATCGTACTTTGGAACAGGATGCTCTTTTGTCCGATGCACCACCGCTTCCATGTAATTTAACCGTGCGTGTGAGCCGGTTAAATGCAATACAGTATCCCACTCCGCATCACACACGGCAATGAGGAAGTCTACAGCACGGCGATACACGGCAACAGTGTCCTTGAAGATATGATTGTAGTGTTTGATTTTGACATCATACGCTGTAAATATATCCATGCTGTAGTCACCTCCTCATTATGGCTTACGAGTTTGATTATTGATATAAGCCTCGTATTTATTATACCATTTTCCATCTCATTTTTCGAGGGGAAATGCCGCCTAACTCACGACTAAAGTCACGAGAGTGCGGCGGCACCCTTTCAAAATTTACACAAATATTTTAATTATGTCCCTACAGGGACTTTTGTAAATCTACAAGAATATTCATAGGTTTGCAAAAATCTCTATAATGTCTATAATATAAATTTATTTCTTTTCTTCTACCCATTTAGTTTTTCCGAAAATATTCTTTTTCTGAACAAGTACTGTATCATCACTAGCATTAGTAAATGGAACAATACCTTGTTCATCTTCGGTAACTTCTTCTGCATCTACAGATTGAACTGTATCATCTGATTCAACTTTTAATGAACTAAGTTTAGATAATATTTCATCTAACTTAGTATTCACTTCACTTATTGCTGTTCCAATATTATTTATATTATTATTGAGAACATTTAGGTTAGAACCAACTGTATTCATATTAGCACTTATGGTTTTTAGTTCTTTGCCCATTGCTGATTCAAACTGTGTTAGTTCGTTAGTAACAGGAGATAAATCTAAATTAGTACTATTGTTCTTAATACGACAATAAGGTGAACGGTCGCAAATCAGTTTATATACACATCCACCACATTTAGATGCAGTTCCACAAGCATTAGATGGATTATTAACAGGATAGTTATTTGGCATAATCAATACTATTCACTCCTTTTTATTCAATTAAAGTGAATAGATTAAGTTGTAGATGTAGTACCAGCAGAAGCGGCTTCTCCATCTGCTTCGATTACAATAGGTTCTGTCTGCATTGGGTCAGTAATAGTTTTACCTTCAGCTTTAGATTCACAATAAGCAACCCAACTTGTAACATAATAACCAGTAGGAGTGACACAACCAAGAACTGTAATAGTGTTTGTCACACTATCAAATCTACAACTCAATGCTCTGCGATTACCAGCATACATTCTAAGCTGTTCACCAAGAATTGGTTTACCAGCCCTATCAATTAAAGCATAAACATTTGTGCTTGAATTATCGGTTAGCTGAATTGCATCTGTATTTCTGAAAGAAAATGGAACGGTAATTACCATATTGAAATTGTAGAATCTGGTAGCAAAAGGTCTATCTTCAATAGCATCTTCAGGAGTGCCATCTAGTAGCATAACACCAGTACCAGAACCAGTAAACGACTTTACATAAACAACAGGATAACAACAAGACATAATATTACCTTCTTCTCAACTTCACAAAGAAGCGAATATGTAGTAATATAATTTGAATAATTTAATAATCATTTTTGATTGATTAGATTACTCAATTCTTGTTTCTCTTTAGATTCACGAATACGCTTTCTGTATTCTTCAATTTTATCATTAGTCACCATTTTGGCAATCTCTGTAGCTTCATCTAAATCACCAGATGCGTCTTTTCCAAAGAGCCAATCAAGTGCTGTTTCTATACCAACATCAGCATAAGACAATACTTTATCTTCAAATAAACTTAACATAGGTGAAATATTTATACCGATGTTATTTGTTATCTGAGGAAGTTGTCTGTAGATATTTCTAATATCTCTCTGTATGACCTGTTTAGCAATTTCTCTATCAGAAATCATTCGGTCACACCAGCCTTCTGTTTATTCAGTTCCGCAATTCTCTTTTTAACAACTTCATCCTGCATAACCATCTGTAGTGCTTCTAAATTGTCAGATTCTTCTTTTGAATATTTATCTCTAACTTGTCTAAATGTAGCAAGCATTTTTTCAAAAGCAATTCTTCCATCTGGGGTCTGCATAAGCTGCGGACGAATTAAATCTTCTACCATAGCTTGGATTCTTTTGTCACAATCATCCATGGTAGGCTTAAATTCTGGGTCATTCAATATCTTGTTCTGCACAACTGAAGAACATTTTGAAAACTCATTAACAAAGTCTACATAAGGGTCTGATTGTGGAATCTGTGGTTGTTGCTGAATTTGCGGTTGCTGATTTGTGTCCCAACCAGTTCTACGCATTGTCTGAATATATTCCCATTCCTGTGGAGAAACAGACGGCGTTGTTTGAGCAGTTGGTTGACTAAAGTTTCTTGGCATAGCTAAAGGATTCAAATTACTTAGAGACATTTTGACGCTCTCTTTCTGAATCACCCTAAATATTGTTTAGAGGAAATCTACACTATAAATAGTGGAAAGATAGTATTAAAATGTCTATAATGTCAAGGCTATTTGAAATATATATACTAATCTATATTAGAAATTGTAGTTGTAGCCATTGTATGCACAAGCGCATCCAGTACCAGTACCATAGGTAGTGTAACCAAGACCATTATCATAGAAGTTAGCTAGATAAGAGCCAAGGACAACAGGTCTACCAACATATGGGTCAGCAAGATTCTGGGGAGAAGCATAAACATCGCCCTTAATGCACTTGCAAGTGGCTTCGTTAATTCTGCACTGTTCAAGAAGGTCTGCATAACGCATCTGTTCTTCAAAGAACTTATTCTGCCAGCTATTTTCATTAGACATAAACTCAAAGTTCTTGGAGATAGAAGTCTCGTCTACAGCGACACGCTGTTCCAAGTCACAAATTCTATCACATACGCCTTGTGCATAAGTGAAGAACTGTTTCATATCACCAATAGTATCTTCGTAATACTGTCTTTCAGTAACAGGCATAGGAGTTGGAACAGTAACATAATCTGTAGTAGTATCGCTAGTTCCAAGTAGACCACTTAGAACGCTAGTACCACTAGAACTCTTTGAACCAAGACCGCCAGCAGCCATTAGACCAGCTAGACTTGTACCAATAATCATGCGTTTCTTATGTTACCATAAGCACTGACTATATCTTACCTACAAAATGTAGGAAAACCTATTTCGGGCTATGTATCAATAATAGTCCTACTTCCCCGATGCGGGAATAGTCGATACACCGCAAATGTTAAATAACAAATATGGCACGGTATTACCCTTTAATCTATAGATTAAGTGGGGCTTCACCGTTAGCAAAACTAATATAATAGTTTTACCCTGCTGATAAACAGATAAGGTTTAACAGGCATTATTACATACCAAGCGTAAGTCCTGCGTTTGCTTTACCATTACTTGCTGCGTTAAATTCCTGACCAGCAGCATCCTTTACCATCATACAAATCACCTTAATATATATATTAAATATATGATGTAAAGATGTTAGTATGTCAAAAATGTCTATAATTTCAAATATGTAAAGGATGTGATAATTTCGATAATATATAAAACAGGTGGGCTACTAATGCAGTCCACCTGTATATTTACTATAGATTACTTAATCTTCTGAGCAATAAGTTTCTTCTTTTCAGGTCTATCTACACTAAGATAAACATGGGTTAGACCATTCAAAGTCTTATACTCAATCTTAGAAATGTTGGCAAGAACATCATCCGAAACAGGAAGTTCATAAGATACATTATACTTAGAACCATCATATTCAGATTCGCCAGAAACCTTAATGAATCCATCGCAAAGTTCTACATTCACATCATCTTCACTAATGCCAACTGTTCTACAAGTTGCCTTATAGCCTGATTCAGTTTCCTTCCAATGGGCAGGAGACATATCCTGAGTACGTTCAGTATTAAATTTGATGTTTCTGGGCTTGCCAAAACCAAGTGTAAAAAGGTCATAAAAATCGTCATCAAAAAAAGTTCCCATAAAAAAAAGACTCCTTAAAAAATAATTAGAATTAAGTCTAAAAAGACTTGTGGCGTACCATAGACGAATTGAACATCTATACATCGGTTAACAGCCGATTGCTTTGCCATTAAGCTAATGGTACATATATTTAGTCTATAATGTTAAAAACAATGGAATTGAATAATAGGTGTGTTACAATACCAAAGTGCTGTATGTATTACCCGTCCGCGTTAGGAATACGGTTTCCGTCCGTATCATAAGCATCAGCACACTCCTTAGACGATGGGTACTTCTCAACCCTACGTTCCTATAATTACATCCATTTAGAAGAATTAGTTGATTATCCATTGACACCGCGTGGAGGTTTCTTCTCCGTCAACTGGCGGGAGACGGATTTGAACCGCCAACTCCTTGGTTATGAGCCAAGTCAGCTACCATTGCTACATCCCGCTATATAGGGGTGTGTTAAACACCCCTACAGAAAAATACAAAATGGAAATTATATGTCAACTGTCCACCACCTTTAGGTGGTGGACTTGTAACTGCCTAGTCGTAGTAGTGGCGTTAACCTCCGACCTTTAACCCCGACAGATATTGCTATCTAAAGTGGCGTTACATCATAGGGTGGTTGACAGCACCCTTTACAGCAAAGTTTACTCGGCTGTAACTGTATCAGGTACTTGACCATTAGAAAGATAGTTGATTCCCATGCGATACAGATTCATAGCTCCTATGCGGTCATCATTTGATTTATAACCACAATTTTTACAGCAAAACAGATGTATCTTCTTGTTGCGATTAGATTTTTCCGTATATCCACATATAGGACAGCACTGACTTGTATAACGTGGATTTACCTTTATCACAGTAGACTGGTGTTGTTTTGCCTTATAAATAAGTTTTTGTTCTAAATCGTAGAAAGCCCAAGATACAGAAACATAACGGTCTTTTACTCTGACACGTTCAGTAGTGTTGCGAACACCTGTTAAATCTTCTAAAACAAAGAGAGTGTGCTTTGGATTGTTGTAAACGAGTGCCTTTGATACACAATGGTTTACATCCTGCATCCAACGGTTTTCTCGATTACCGATAGCCTTCAATCTACGTCTTGAAGATGGCGTGTGGACTTTTTGTAATTGTTTACGAAGTTTAGAGTAGTAAGCACGTTTCTGTTTAATTTCCCTGCCACTAACAAAGCCGGACTTATGATTACTGTCATAAGTTGTAACAATAAAATTAATACCTCTATCAATGCCTACAACATTACAAATTTCAGAAATGTTGCTTTCTGGAACATCATAAGTAACAGGTATGTGTAAAAAATATTTACCATGTTTATTAACAAGTTTGGCAGTACCAAACTTGTAGGTTGAGTGGTCGAAATATTTCTCCATACCCTTTGAAAAATAAGCTAGTTTTATACGTCCTTGCAGAGTGTTTACGGAAAAACAATTCTGTGTCAGAGAATAATCTCTGTTCCATACAAGGTCATACTGTGGCTTTGTGAAAAATGGTTTTATCCATTCGTTTTGGTTTTCAAGGATGGTTTTGTATCTTGCAATAACGGTCTTAAATACAGACTGAGCCATTTGAGATTTTAAACCGAATTTTTTACGAAGTTCAAAATATAGCACTTTATTAAGTGAAAACTGCTTTAAGTCATGTGTACGTGACACATAATCGGAAACATAATTACACGCATCACGATATACAGACATCGTATTATCAAGTAACACTTTGTCTGATTCAGATACAGATATCTGTATTTTTGCGGTGAGTGTTATCTGGTTCATTACATATACTCCTTTGTTGATATTTCACTGATAATAGTATATAATAATATCTAGTGAAAGTCAAGCGAGGTGTTCTGATGGATAATAGGTATAATCATCACAATAAGCACAAATACAGTTTGAAAGTACATATCGTGCTTATAACAAAATATTGCAAACAACTTCTTAAAGGTCACATAGCCGATGATGTAAAACAAGAGATTTTCGATATATGTAATTTTAGTGGTTGGAAAATCATAGCCATGGAAACAGACAACATTTTCTTGTAAGTTACCATACCACCGACAAGGTGTGCGATATAGTTAAAACCATCAAACAGAAAACCACATATCATTTATGGCAAAAATATGCCAGTTTTCTGTCTAAACAATATTGGAAGAAAAAATCTTTTGGTCAGATTGTTATTTTGCCTGTAGTATTGGAGAAGTTTCAGCAGTCACTATACAAAAATACATAGAACCCCAAGGATAGGAGAGCGGTTGCGCTTCCCACCACCTTTAGGTGGTGGGAAGCGCAACCTAAAAAAACCATGAAAAAGGCTATATTATTCGTTAATTAGCGCCTTGAAATCGAGAGAAGGCTTAACGATAAGACGCTTTCTGGCAGGAATATCAATAGATTCACCAGTAACAGGATTATGACCCTTACGAGCGGGCATATCCTTTGTAGTGAAAGTAAGGTCAGCAACCTTAACCTTGCCAGAAACGACAGTCTCCTTTAGAACTACTTCAAAAGCATCTACAAATTCCTTAGTAGCCTTCTTAGTAGAACCAGTCTTAGCAGCGAGTGCTTCAATAAAAGTCTTGTTAGTCATTATAAAATTACCCCTTTAATTCAATATATATATTTAATTAACAATGTTCCTTATCTTTTGGAACTACTTGTATTATACCATAAGTTATTTAATTTGTCAATAGAAATTTGAAAAAATTTTTGACAAATTACATCATCATCTTCTGCATAGATGCACCATTAAATCTAGCGGATTCGATGTTCGCATTTGCATTGAGTTCAGAAATCTTAAAGTTATATTCAGCAATCTTATCAGAAGATTCTTTTTCTGATAGATAAGAAAGTGCCATAGTGGGTGTGATACCAACATTGCAAAGTGCTGCAATCTGACCACACAATTTAGAAACGTCTCTAACACCTTCAATAAATGCCTTTTTATCAAATACAACCTCTGACACGTTACTTGTATCAAGCAGAAGAACATTATCTTCAATATAATCCTTATCATTAGAATCTGACTGTAGATTATCAGCTAGTTCAAGCATTTGTGCAAGCTTATCCTCTGAAATAGATTCTGTAGTTGAAGTTGTTGATTCAATAATCTCATTACTCATAGTATTACGTCTACCCCTTTCAATTCAAGCATTTCTTCTGATGAAAAGAATTTGTCAAGTTTTCTTTCTTGCCAGTCTTTAATAGTTTCAGGCTTAATATCAGAATATGCTGTGATAATATCATAGTATGTGTTTCTAATAATAGCTGTTTCTTCAAGCTGTTCTGCAAGCTCTTGTGATTTTCCAAGACTTCCCGAAGAAACATCATGGAACATATATCTTGCACGTTTGAAACACTTTCTGGTAGAACCGCATAGAGCAATAGCCATTCCTGCTGAATAAGCTTTGCCAGCGTTGATAGTAATGATTTCATAACCATCTTTCTTCATCTGTTCAATCAAATCTACAATAAGAAAACATTCAAAAGCTGAACCGCCGTTTGAATTTACATAGATTTCGATTGGTTCTGTATCGTTATGAGAATCACCAGTTGTAGGATTATACTTCGTATCTAAATCCCTAAGTTTATTCAAATAATATATACACTCTAATGCAACCGTTTCGTCAATAATCTTATCAATAATAATCTTTCTTGAATTAACAGCCATAGACATTTTCATCTGATTTGATAGAGCATTAGGTATACTAATTTCAGTCATTTCAAAATCGCTATCTAAATACTTTTTAATAGCAAATACCAACTTTCAAAATATATTTTGCATGGTTATAGAGTATCAACTAGATTTGCTAATCTACTTCTGTATATGTTCTGCAATTCAACATATCCAAAAAGGTCGTGATTTTTGAGTTTACTTATAGCGCGTTTCATGCCGTTACCATCGTTCTCAAAACAGAAGTTATCTACTTGGTTTACAAAGTCACCTTCAACAATAACTTTGCAACCTTCTGCCGCTCTTGAAAGACATAGCTTCATCAAATCTACGCTAGTATTCTGTGCTTCTGTGATGTATAGAATTTCACCTTCGTTAATTTCCATACCTCTTGCATCAGCCATACTTACAAGTTTGATTTTGCCATCCTTAATCAAATCAAGAACAACTTGTTCATCTACAAACTTACTAGAGAGCATATTACCGATACTATTCTGTAATGCCTTTTCCATAGCATCACCAGCATAGTAACCCATATCTACTGCTCCCCTTGCCTTGGTAGGATTGAAAAGAATTGTAATCTTCTCAAATTTACCAGTCTCAACAAGTTTCATAGCGCATACTAAAGATAGATAACTCTTTCCTGAACCTTGTTTTCCGCTGATTGCAGTCATGTCATTTGAAAATATACTGTCAATCGCGATTCTTTGGTAACAGTCTTTAGGCTTAATATTCTTGCCGAAAAATTCGGTAGAAATTCGTTTATTAAAAACTTCGACGTGTGTTTCACCGTTCCACTTACGAACGTCTTTAACGTCTCCTGACATATCTTTTAGAATAATATATTCATTGATAAGTAGACTATATTTATTATCGCTAAGATTTGAATAAAAATCTGCGAAATCTTCATCTGTAAAAGTAAATTCCTTGAATCCAGTGTATTTATCAACACTTTTACAAATTTTAAGAACAGGAACTCCGATTGCTTTAGCTTTAATCTGTAGGTTGAAGTCCTCTGAAATGATAGATGCACAATTTCTATCTGCACAAGTTACGATAATATCATCGTTAGAATTAAACTTATTATCACCGTAACTAAACGCATTATCTATATATCTAGCTAAATCAAAGTAAATAGATGATTCATATTCAGCAATCTTTCTAATGGCTCTCCTAGCCTTAAATGCTTTATCTGAATCTTTACTTGTCTTTAGATTATCAAGTTCTTCTACAGTAACAATACTTAGAATAATATGATACATATTCACTAGTCTATCAATATATGTGTCATCTTCAAGGAGACTGCTGGTGTCCAGCACAACCCTTGGTAGAGTTTCGTCTAAAATAAAAATCAGCCCCTAAGTTAGTTTTTTACTTAATTCTTAACCCCTAAGAAGTTCAGAATTTTCCTAGATTCTACGACATAATACTTATGTCTCTTAGACTTCTTCTTTTGGCTAGTAATGTAGTAATTCTTATTATTCTTAGTATGGTCGAGAAGATGAGCCTTATCAAGACTCTCAAACTGTTCTTTGCTGACTAATTTCAAGTATAATACCCCTTTGAACTATATATTTGTCTTTAAGACAGAAATGTAAGGAAATGATTCATCTAATAGAAAACGATAGGAGACAAGCCCCGAACCCGCTTATCTCCTATTCATTATTAAAGTCGAGGGGAATGTGCTTTAATTATTGGCTTAGATAAGCCATTTTATAGGGTTTCAAACAATCTGTTTTCGGCTTTGTGCGTACTCTCTTTGGCTATTTGCCCTAGCTTCGCGCTTACATTCATCACAATACTTTTGATTGTTAGATACCCTCTTGATAATACATCCACAATTCTTACAGGTCGTATAATTTCCAATACCAATATACTGTAAATAGTAAAAGATAAGGTTTTTGAAATTATCTATAGTAAGAATAATATTATCTGGATTAAAAAGACTTAATGTCTTTTCTGTCGGAAAATACTTCAATGTATTATGATAACAGTCCATATCAAATAATCCGCTTTGATAAGCCTTTGATAGCAAATCATTAACATACTTTTTACTATATCCATTATTAGCAAAACGCATAAGCTCTTTAGCCTTTACTGTGAATTTTCCAGTTTCTTCTACCTTATAAGCGCAGAACATAATAAAAAGCATTTTTTCAAAGTTCAAATGATTAAAGCTGTGAATAAAGTCGAGTTCTTCTTTAGAAAACTCAATAATCTTTCTTTGGAGCAATCCTTTTGCAGAAGCGATTTTAAGGATATTATCTTCTTCTGCAAAAATCATGTTATCTCCAAAGTCATAATAAATGTTTTTAAGTATGTGTTCAAGATTCTCGGCAATAGATTTTTCATCTATCCCCTCTGTTCTCCAATATCTAACAAGAGTAACGCAGTTTGAAAAATAATTTTCATCCTTGGAAAAATCTACATTCTCTAAATGCTTTGCATAGTTTATTTCGTTTTCAAAGTTCATTCAAATCTAACTCCTTTAATCCATATTTTTCGCCTAGATATTCTACTCCGTCATTAGTTCTAATTGGAAAACACACAGTTTTAGCTTTAGATTTAACATTGTTGAGAATTTCTTCACCGAAAATATTCCACATTAAGGATTTAGACTGTCTTGCGAATTTTGTATAGAATACATAAATTACATAATCACAAAGTTTGTTTTTGTCTGAACATAATCCGATTAGTTTTTCTTCATAATATTCAAATAAATATCCAAACATAGAATCATTATAATCTTCTTCGTCGTCTAATACTTCTAATGAATATTCTCTGTTTAGCATATTGATTTTCTGAGAACGGTTAAAGTCCTTGATAATCTTAATAATGTTGTTCATAAGTTTCTTATCTGTAAATTCATAGTTTCCTGATGTTAAATTATGATAATCAAATGGTTCGATATCTCTTTTCCATTTATTGTCAAATTCAACATCTTCTACATATTTAGATAAGATATTCATGGTACAATTGTTATTAAGAAGTGGCATATAACGCTTATATTTGTTCGTAAATATTCTTTCTTCGTTTGTCTTATTTTCTTTTCTTTCAAGTTCCTTGACTGACATTCCGAACTTCTGTTGTGACATTTGATTATAGATACTCTTATGCTTCTTAAATTCCTTCATTTGTTTTGGATATACATAACCAAAGAAATATGGCTTTTTGCATCCACAAATCTTGTTATTGAAATGAATCTTGTCATTTTCTTCTTGCGCTATTTTCTTTTGTTCTTCTGATAGACCGTCAAGACTGATGTATCTTCTTCTTTTACTCCACTCTTTAGGTGGTGGAACAAATACATCGCCTTTAGTAGCATCTCAATTATACCCTCGGTTTCCCGATATTTTGTATAGGGGTTTAGACTATATCATCATCTACAGCATTATCTGTTTAGATGTCCAGCACTTCAACTACATGAATTTCGCAAGTAGCTTACTCCATAAAGGATAGTCGTTACACTTTTCTCATAAGAGACTTAGCACGGTATTAACATATCTTTTGATTTAGTCTCCACCGTTAGCAGTCTTTAAGACCACACCTTAGATTTCTAAGTTCACTGGATTTTCTTTAGTATATTTCTATACTAAGCCACAATAGTTTATGGCTGCGTTTTCAGACTATATCTTCATCCACAGCATTACCTGTTAGGATGTTCAGCACTTCCACATATGGAATTTCACCATATATGTACTCCATTACGGATAGTCGTTGCACCTTCCTATGTAAATAGGCTTGGCACAGGATTAACATTACTGCCTTCCCTGTTAGCATGGTCATTCATTGTCATTTACTACAATTACTAATCGTTGACCACACACCCTACATTTGTAGGTTCACTGAATTTTAATCTGTGCATTACTGCACAGTAGAGCCAGCTTTGACCCTTGATAATAACGTAACAAGTCAATTCTTTTTCTTATCTCTTTATGCTCTCTACTATCTTCTGGATAGTTAGATAGCATAGCAATAAAGTTTGAAGCAAGATTTGTAATAAAGCCAATTTTGGAATTAAAGGATTTTACCATTAAACACCCTCGGTTTCCCGATATTTATTAGGGGATTAGACCATATCATTACCTACTGTTGTCTGTTTAGGTATTCGGCACTTCGGATATTAGAGTTTCACTAATAACCTACTCTCTTGCGAGATGGTCGTTGCACCTTCCTATATAAATAGGTTTGGCACAGGATTATCATGTGAATATTATTCGTTTAGATTTTCCCTGTTAGCATAGTCGTTAAACTACACACCCTACATTTGTAGGTTCACCGAATTTTCATCTATATATTTCTATATAGAGGGACGTAAGTTCATCCATATTTGCAAAGTTATTGAAGTTAAGAGTTTGTTCTTTTGTTTTTGTTTTTTGATAGGTAATTGGATAACCATGATAAATTGAATCTACAACATACTTGTTATCCGTTGAAAGTACAATATCTCCCTTTTTGTACCCTCGGTTTCCCGATATTTATTAGGGGAATAGACCATATTTTAGTTGACATGAATCAACTCGTAGTCTTTCGATTTAAGGGGTTTTCTCCCACTGAGAATTTCACTCAGCCCTACTCCTGATGCCATTTATTTTAGCAGACTGGCTAAAGGATGGTCGTTTCACATTTATCAGTATTTTGTTATTTTGAATATGTGTTTGATTTTATAGCATTGAAAGCTTGATGTTTACTACAACCAAACATTTCTGCTATAAAATTATATGATGCTTTTGGATTATCCGACTTAAACTTTCTAATAGCATCAGCTTTTTCTTTTCCCAAGTCTTTCTTAGCTTTTCCGTAAGTATTTGGATGTAGTATTCTTGCAGAATGAATTACATTCTGCGAAGCTGTACACCATTCAAGATTATCCAAACAATTATTTGTTTTATCTCCATCTTTATGATTCACTTGCGGAAATTTGTTTGGATTAGGAATAAAATACTTAGCCACCAAAACATGAACAGAATAAGACTTTTTTACACCGTTATAACAAATTGTAGTCTTAACATACCCATCAGATATTATTCTTTGTTTAACTATTGATTCTGGGATGGTCTTAATTGTAGTAAACTGCCTTCCACTTCCCCAAATTCTTTTTTTTCTTTTTATTCTTCCCATATTAGAAACAAGGAACTCGTTTCCAAACTCATTCATCTCTCTCCACACTTCTCCGTCATAATCTTCAAGAGAATAAAACTTTTCATCAAAAATCATTTTTTCACCTCCTTATTTTTTTTTATAACAAAATACTGAATTTAGCACAGGATTATCATGCGAATATTATTCGTTTAGATTTTCCCTGTTAGCCCATGATAATATGGACACCCTGTATTTACAGGTTAGCTACGATTCATCTATAACTTATAGATGGACTAATTTTAATCGAAATCTGCATCTGAACATAATATCATTCCCATGTCCCAAATAGACATGACCATTCCCGATTTGATATGTTCAAACCATTGTTTACATTTATCATCCATACTGATTTCTCTTGTCTGATTTTCAGCAGGAGCAACAAGAGGACTTCTCATCATTGATACCGTCTTAGAACCTTTATCTACCCATCGCTTGTTCCAAGATTCCCCTCTGTTCAACAAACCATGGACTTCCATTCCAAATGCGTGTTCAGCCATTGCATAAAGGTCTGGGATAGCGAAATCATAAGAACCTTCAACATAAAGTTTACCTATCTTAGCCTGTCTTACTTTCTTTTCTATCATCTGGTTAATCTTTTGTCTAATATAGGTATCTCTTAGTATAGTATCATCATACATCAACGTCTTAGCAATATAAGAACCAAGACGCTGTTCAACATCATTTGGGTCTACATCTTCATTCTGACAGCCAAGAAGAAACAACATTGTGTATAACTTATCACCAGTCATAATGTTTTTAAGCCAATCTATAGTAAAATCAGCAAGACCCTTGATTCGTTCTTCGTTGAAGTTATTAGATTGAATGTATTGATAATTCAGAGTAGTTACAAAATCATTTTCTTTTTTATTGGTTCTTGCAACACCAAAGATGTGATTGTATTTAGAATGATAGTAAACATATTCTTCCCAAGAAGAATATTTCTTGTGCATCTTAAATTGGCTGGTAGTTAATATTACATCAATATCTTCTACTCTCTTTTCATTTCCCCACGCATCTACAATATATTCTTTGTGAGCAACTTCTTTTGCGAATCTCTTGAAATCAAATACAGATACAAGACCTTTAATCCATGCACTTCTCAAAATGAATGACGACGGAGTATAATCTAAAGATAAATCATCTTTCCATTTATTCGCCATTTCAACAGAAACCATTCCAGAACCATCAAATGCGTTCATATCGAAGTCGATGGTGCGGTTTTCAATATCCTTTTCTCCGTCTACATTATCGAAAATCCAAGATACCTTTTCATCGTGAAGCGTATATTCAAAATCTTTAACAACACAAATCTTTGGTGTTCTGACTTTATTAGTAGCAGAAGTATAAAGTGCATGATAAGCGCTGAACTTTGCTAAGTTAATCTTTCCAATTTTACGCTTTGTAAGACCACACATCATTATCTGTTCAAGTTCATCATATATTTCTTCATTGACAAACAATGCAGAGTTTCTTCTTAGCTGACCAGCGCCAGCACATAATCTCTTATACTTGATGGAATACTTTTTGTCGTTAATCTTAACATTAACCGTGAAATGGTTTTTGCAAATGTATTTGTAGTCTTTCTTTGTTGTATCTGTTTTAACCGAAATCAAATCTGGAATGAATAGAAGTTCATCAATCTGATTCTGGATATTTAATATTCGTTTACTATTTTCCTTAGATTCAGGAAGAATCTTTAGTGCGTCTCTTTCCTTATACAACGAATCAATTACGGATTTGTCGTATTTCTTTTCTTTGATTTGCCTAATAAATTTTAGAAGCTGATTATCTCCAAGTGAAATCACTAAATTCTCTTTTTTAGCTTCTTGAAAAGTTAAGTTGATATTATAGTTATTTCTTACAATATAGGATGTGTTCAACTTCAATATGAAGAATAAACTCATCTTACTTCTTTGGGACAAGTAATTCACCTTCCATATATAGATATTAGATGGTCTATAATGTTAAGAACACCTTCAAGCAGTTTGGTAAACATCTACACAAATCTCCTTAAAGTATGGGAGCGTTAAGCACCATTCACAAAAGCCCTTCCACTCATCTAGTTTATGGTCTTTTCTGGCAAAATACATATTTTTAAGAACTTGATAATCTAAATGATATGTTCTTTTCTGATTATATGAAGAAGGTAGTCCTTGAATCATATTCCACCAGTGTTTCTTTTTAATAAATGGGTCTGTTTCAGAATTGAATAAATCTCTTTCTTTGTTTAGAAACTTAATTGTTTCAAGGATTAGATTATTCGCTTGTTCACCAGTCATATGTTCAAAACTAAAATCATGGATTGTAAAAGGCTTACTATGAATCTTGTGCATAGTAGAATATGAATTAGTGGTTGTTCCGACCTTATACTGGTCTGCTTCTTTCCACCAGTAAATAGGTGCAGTAATATCTACAGTCACATCAATCATGCGGAGATACTTAGCATGGTCGTTTCCTGCTTTAGATAGTCGCTTCATCAAATCAAGGTCATTACTACCAAGATGAACTCCATCTACAAAAGACGAATCCATTCTTCTGTGACTGTCTAAAGGATTACGCGCACCACGAATTGCTGCTTCAAATCCATATACATCAGTTTTCTCAAACTTAATCAATAGACGAACTCCTTTCTTAATATTCAATCAATCCAAGGTTAATAAGAAAATCTTTAACCTCTAAATCGAAATCTTCTAGTGTACCATCATTATGAATTACATAATCATAATCATAATTTTCTACTTCCATGTCTGCATGGTTATTTGGAATATGAGTGATATTCTTGTTTGAAATAAATACAGACTTAAACCCACATTCATCTACAAGTCTATGAATATCCTTTGGTTCTCTAACATCTACAGTAAAAATCACATCATCAGAATTTTTGAATTTGTCAAGTTCGTTACGAACATATTCAAACGGATGGTCGAAATATTTAGTTGACAAATCCTTAAAATCAGATAGTGCTGCTCTACCGTTGTCGTCTTTTTCTCCATTCCATCCAAGTTCTTTACAAACTTTCTTAATGACATCTACAGTAGAAACAGACTTAACAGGAACATATTTATTCATGTATTCTACGAATGTTCCTTTTCCTGACCTTGGTTTTCCGTTAAGTATAAACCAATATTTGTTCATTTACTAACATCCTTTAATGTTTTGTAATATTCACATTTTTCAAATTTAGTAATTCTATGGTCATCATAATCACATAGATATACAGCTTTTCTCTTTTTAACGCCATTTTTAGTAGTGTATTCTTTGATTAACAAACTATAATTCCTTGGGTAATAGATGCAATCTTGATTACAGATATGTTTCATAGAATCCCCTTAAATAAATTCTCTATGTTCAGCAAAGAAAGAAAGCATATCATAAATTTCTTTCCAAGAATTTACAATGTAGATTTCTTCGTTAGAATCAATCTGTTGCCAGTCATAGTTCTTGTTGTTCTTAAATAGAATCTTAACTTTAGCATTAGAACTTCTAAGATTATCTACTCTATCATCTACAAAAATAGAATCAGTCATGTCAACAGATGACTTATCATATTCGATACTAGACGAATTATCAAGTAGTCCGATAAACTTATACTTAATATCTTTTAGGTTATCCTTTAGCCAAGATTCTTTCTTTCTTAGATTATCTTCGCTACCAATAGTTGCAATATAAATATTGAACTGTTCCTTTAGCTTATTCATTACTGTTTCAACATCCTCAATCAATTCTAAATCTACAAAAAAATCATCTGATGCAAAAATGTCATTGATATTTTCATATGTAATATTTGGAAACAAATCTTCAAAATTCCATTTTTTTAGTTCCTCATAATTCTTATTTGTTCCAAATCTTTTGTTTGCTACTTTAACAAACTGTTTAATACTCTGTGTAAGGGTTTCATCGAAATCTAAAAATAAATTGATTTTCTCCATAGCTTATTTAGTACAATTATTAGATATAATTATACATTGTAACACCCCTTCATTACTTTAATCTACAACAAAAGTTCTTCTTGTTGTCTTTAATGCTATTATACCACATTTTGCATAATTTGTCAAGTATTTTTTAGAAAAAATTTCTAAAAAAATTAAAAACATCTATATACAAAATAAGTTTGATATGATACAATTGCGTTCATTTATTGAACTGATTGCATTATAACATAACTTGAATATTTTGTCAAGAACACACTTAAAAAATATATAAGAATATTTTGATATAGATTATTTAATTTATTTAATTTATTTTTTTTATCTAAAGTAGGTGTGTAAGTATTATAATTTGCACAATCCTTTAGACCGAGTGCAATCCAAATAAAAATTTTTTTTACTTAAATTAAGCGTCTGTATAAATACTACATAATCTATATAATACATTTTAATCTATATAAAAATTTTTTATATAGATTACATATTTATATAGATTTATGGTGGATTCTTAGTTTGCATTTCAATTTGTACAAACAATTTTTTTTAATTAGATTAAGTGTTTACCATATTATTCTCACATTATTTAGCATTACAGTTCTCTTTAGTCAAAAAAAATAAAATATTTTCTAAAAAGGTCTTGACAAATAAGCGTAAATATGTTATAATGCAGTTACTAAGAGTTTCTTGACTATATTATACCACAAAATGATAAATGCGTCAAGTACTTTTATTACGATAATTAAAAGGAGTTCGGTAATTTGATTAAACAAGTATTAACTACTAAGATTGATGAATCTACAGGGGAAGTTGTTTCCGAATCATCTAAACAATATCAATATAAGATATGGGTTGATGGAAAAGGTGCAAGAATCAAGACAAGAAATTATCATTGTACTTTATATCAGGACGCTAAATTAAGTGATGTAATTGAAGATAAAAATGATTTACTCAGAACTTTTATATTGATTGAACATATCTATAAAGATACTAATGTCGTTTATATTCAGAAATCTGCAAGAGTTTGGCGTCCTGCTAGTGCAAATGATATTTCTATTATATTAGACTTTAGTCCAAGAAGAACTAAAGAATATCTAAAGAGAATGATTGCAATAGGAGTTATTGCAGAACTTACTATAGATATTAAGGGAACTAAATATGTTTCTTATGTATTTAATCCTGTTTTTGCTAATTCTTGTAGATATATAGATAATACTCTATATCTTTTATTCAAACCGTATGTTGATAAACATTGTCCAGATTGGGTAAAGAAAAAGTACAATGAACTAAATGAAGAATATAATAAGCACGTTGATGAAACATATGATGTAGATATATTTTCTTATTACGGTTATGATGATGATGACTACAATGACTGAAATTTTTTGGTCAATGTGTGTTGTTATATATTACTTAATAGAAAGTTATACACCCCAAATTCATTTTTTGGCTTAAAATCTAGTTTTTTTTGACTTTGCCCTTGTCGTTTCATCGACAAAAAGGGTGGCAAAAATGTCGCTGCATCGACAAGTCAAAATTTGAATTTCTCATAAGAAAATTTTCAAAAAAGTCTTGACAAATCAAATATTTTGTGGTATAATACAGTTAAGAAATCAATTTGGAGGATGTAGATGAGATACAAAACTGGAAAGGGAGAACAAATAGTAGAATCATTTCTTGTAGGTGATAAACCAGTTTTTATCATTACAAGATGTGCTGACAGAATGACTTATGTTCTCTATAGTATAGATGATAACAACGAAACTAAGAGAATTTGTAAAGGCGATAATCCTATCAAGCTAGAACAAAAATCTGGATATGAAAAACTATGCGAAAAGTGGTGGAAAGAAAATGAAGAACAAGATTAACATTGACCCATCTGACGATGAATTTGGTGTTATCCTTAATTCTGCTGTTAGATATTCTATGGGACGAAGAACTTATATGCCGATGTTAGTTATTGATTATATCACACCTCTATTACCATATCTTAGTGATAGATGTTTATGGTGTTTTGAGAGTGATATTGAATCTAATAAAAATATTCCTAACGGATATGGTGATGATAATATAGATAAACCAAGATGGATGAAATTCCTGTCTGATGTACAAAATGAACTGTCTAAGAGAAAGGAAAGAAATAATGAGTAACGAAGAATTTTATATCAGTCCTTGTGAATTAGATAAATTTCGTAAAACTATTCAAGACGGTTATGCAAATGTTGTATCTTGGGACACCATCAAAGCTGGGGATGTAGTATATACCATCAAGGACAACAGTGTAAAATCTCTGGTGTTTTCACATTTCGATGAAGATGGTAGAGTACATTGTTATGATATATCAACAGAGCGATTTGGTAGCGCATCTGTAAATGTTTATACTTATTATAAAGATTATGATGTATTCGACACCATTGATAAATGTAAAGAAATTATTGAGTTCAAAAAGAACGCTATATCTAAATGTGATTCATGCAAATACGATAAGTATTCGTTGGTTCTTGGTTGTAAAAAATGTAAGAATCGCATTAAAAATGATAATAATACACATCTTGCTGAATGTTACTGTAAAGAAATCTTTGACAGAACTGGACTAAAGATTGATACTTTTTGTTCATCACCTTGTAAATATTTCGTTCCTAAAATTAACAATGGCGACTGGATTGATTTTGATTGGTATATGGAAGTTCTTAAAAATTGTTGGTGCTGGACTGACGATAGAAATAACTGTGCAAAAGCAAAATATATCAATGAAAATAAACCCGACTTTTACAATTATAGTTTTACAACATCAGGTACAACTATGTATGATAGAGAAATGAATATACCTCAACATATCAAGCTATATATTGTAAATGAAGATAATAGATTTATTTATTTTTATAGAGGTTTTACTACAAAAGAATTTATGTCATTTGACTTTATCGAAAATGGAAAAATTCGATTTGATAAAGTAAAAATTTGGAATGGTCATCTTAGCAAACATAAGGTAAAAGCAGTAGACACTGTTCCTGTGAATAAGTATCTCTGTGGTGCAAATGTTTGTAATGTGGACGAAAAAGAAATTGAAGATTGTTGCGATAGAAAGGCGAGTAAAAAATGATTAACTGCAAATCTGCTAGGGTGTTTGAGGAAAATGAACAAATGTTCTTAGATTATCATGGATATTATGACATTGGTGGAGTAATACTTGATGTTCATATTCCATATATATCCTTAGACTTTGATTCTATAGATAGGGTGCAAAATGTAGATTATAGTGTAACAGATAGTCTACTTCTAAACGGTATTCCTGATGCTAAAAATCTATGTACTGTGACGCTTGATATCAATAAAAATAAAGACGATGTTTACTTTTATATCGAAAAAGAAAAGTAATATTTATTATTATAAATTGGAGAATAGTCTATGTCCAAAAGAGTAATGATTTCGCAGCCTATGCGTGATAAGACCGAATCAGAAATTTTTTCTGTCAGAGAAGATGCTATTAAGTATCTAAAAGAACTTGGATATGAAGTTGTAGATACATACATCAAGGAAGATTGGGAAAATCAGAATACAGATAATTCAAGAAATGTTAGATGTATTCCACTTAAATTTCTATCTGAATCTATCAATTTAATGAGTTTGTGTGATGCTGTGTATTTCTGTAAAGGATGGGAATATGCCAGAGGATGTAAGATTGAACACGAATGTGCTGTAGAATATGGATTACGAATTATGTATGAGGTATGACAAATGAGTTACAGAATAATTGCTAGAAATCAATATGGAAAGGTTTTTCAACTATTTGGTAACAATGAATACCCAGAAGATTTCATAAATGAGTTAGTAAGACAAGGATGTAAACCCGATGAAGATGGATGTTTTGTAGATTTTAAGATTAAAG